CAAACACCTCCCTGTTATTACTTGTAACAGGAATATCAACTTCGAAAGAATAATGAGATTCTTCAATTATATGCTCTGTTGTTTTATCAAAACTTTTAGCCAGTTGAATATTGAATGAATCATCAATATCAACCATCTTGCCATTTATAAATAATTGTGTCATTATAAACTTACATTATCATCTGAATATTGATAGGTAAGCGAAACCTCAAAGATGTTTTCCCTATCACTTATTGTTATATCAACATCATTTACAATAATCTTTACAATCTTTCCACCTTCAAGGAAGAAATGATATTTTGATTTTGATAACTCATTCAACCATTTTGCAGTTGAGGCATCAATCAAAGTTGTTGTAAATGTATGCTCAACCTTATTATACTTCTGAGAAACAATCTCAAGTTCCTTGATGCTACCCCACTTTCTTACAGGATTCTTGAAATAGGTTGTCTGCTTGTCAATCTTCGACTGATAAACCTTTTCACCTAGGAAATTGAATTCATCAATTCCGCCCAATTCATTGACAAAATATACCTCATTGTTAACATTACACTTTGGTTCAACAATGTACTTTATAGCATTGGTAATATCATTTCCACCTGATGTTGCTGTCACCAGTACATAACCCACTTGTTTGTTGGTGCTTGCTTCAATGGTTTCCAAATCCAAAGTAAAGTAAAAATCATGCCTTCCATTGTTAACCTCATACATCAAAACATCGCCGTCAGAGCCAAGATATATTCCCGATAAGGTATAATATAGTTTCTTGATTGAAACGCTGTTAGAAGTGCTTAAAACAGACAATGCAGCCACCTCACCATAGTTGTAACTCCTGTTGAAATTGTTGGTAAGAAAATTAACCTTGTTATTGCCTCCAGTATGCTTGTAGGTTGTTAAATCAATATCTGAAAACTTGGTCAACGTTGTTGGCAATACAACAATGTTGTTAACTGCAATTGGCTCACCAATCACTTCATTATTATCAATCCTATAACCAACCAATTTAACATTTATAGGGTCTTTGAAAGTTAAATGCTCAAATGGGGCTGTAACGTTGAAAGAAACCTCAGTGTTATAAGTGTATTTCTCCAATGTTATTTGACCACCATTTGATGTGTTCTCCAATACCACGAACTTATTAGGCTCTTTCGGAACATAACTAGCGAAATCACCACCAATAATGAACGTTCCAGACGTTGCAGTAATTGAATATCTGGTTGATGTATCAATATAACACCTCAACACTGCACCGACATTGGGAATGTCAGTTATAATATCAATATCATAGAATATTGGATTTTTCTTCAAACACTCCATCAATGAGAACAATGTGGCAGTATAATCACTAGATGAACGAAATGATGTTTCAGATATAATGTCAACAGGAGAGAAATGAATCTTCCTGTTAAATCCATCCTCATCCAATGCATCCTTTATGTGGATTTCACCACCTGTAAAACCCGTTACCCTAAACGTTACCATTGGCCTTGATGATGTGGAATTCTTGAATATCAAAAAATTATCCAAACTGCTTCCAACAATATTATTAACTTCTATATATGCCATATACTTTTTTAAATAAAGAAAATGGGTGAGATATACCCACCCATTTTAATTGGAAAACCAATCTGTCAAATCATCTGTCAATATCTCAAAAACCTTTGGTGCAAAATCATCCCAATATTCTTCAACCATCTGCCAAGCATCATCAAGAAATGGCCTGGGAGAAATACCAAATCTATATATTGAATCTTGAATGTGCCACAAGGTATTGTTGTCAGTTGATATACCCTTGTCCTCCATCCAAGGCAATAAATACTTTTCATCAACCCAATGACCCGGCTCAGTTCCACTCTCAATGTATTGATAATAATTATTTATTAATATGTCAATTAACTCAATATCTGATAATGAAACATCCAATTCATCATATATATGACTGTCAATCAAAGTATTAACACCAATCTTATCATTAATACCATTCTTCTCCATTGATGCTTGAATGCATCGTTTTACATTTTCTGCAAGCAATTCAAGGCTTTCATAAATCTTATCAAGCTGCATATTTCCAAATAAAACCTTTATGTGTTTTTCTTCTATTAGAACCTCTGCAAAGTTCAGCCACTCTACTTTGGTCAAAGCCATTTCTTCCAACTTCTTTAGTTGATTCCCAAACTTTAATCAAATTACCATCCAAATCATATTGATGCACCTTTTTTGACTTATCAGGATGATTTGTTAACGATTGGCTTACTTTTTTCTTAAATTCATCAGTCCTTTTTAAACCACTTAATTTTTGAGATATTTTTTTTCTTGTTTCTTCTGAGGCTTTTAAACCATTTGCTCCTGGGCCACCATTTGAAAGATTATAACCATTTGGATATTTTGTATCAAATTCTTTTATATACTTTTCTTCCAAATCCCATGCTTTTTCTCTTGAATCTGTTTCTTCCAATATTTCAGTTTTAAAATTTTCAAGCCCATATTTATTTCTTTCTCCTGTTAAATATTCATTAGCATAAAAATTTTTTAAATTGTAAAACTTATAATCTCTTCTTTTAATATTGGAAGTTTGCCCAACATATTGTTTACCATTTATAACGTTAGTTCTTATATATACTGTATATTTCATAATATTTCCTTTTTACAAATATACAAAAAATATTTGAATTTAAAAATGTATTTGAGGCAATTTATATGAAAGAGGAACACATCCAGCAGCGTCATCAGTATTAATATTCTTCAATAATTCTCTCTCTGTAAATTGTTTGTTAGGGTCAAAATAGTCATCATCCATACAGAAATTAATCTCATTCACAACATTTGCATTAACAGATAATCTTACACCATAAGATTTATCATCAAACCAACGTTGAAGGGTTAATATTGAATAACTGACAACACTAACCTGTGATTCTTGTGCTAAAAATAAATTCCTCATTCTTGCAATGAACTGCTGTGCAATCTGTGATGCTATTTCTTGACAAGATACATCTGTTAATTGCTCCACATTGAAATTATTTAATGCCTGTGGATTTAATACAATATCAATGTTAAATTGACAAGGTATTGCACCACCCATAGGTTCTATTTTGCCAAAATATATTGGCATTTCAAGAAACACTAATGGTGTTACATCTTCTCCGGTACCTGCCGATTTTGATAAACTATCATATTTGAAAGAATTAATCAACTTATGCTCAGTTGCTAATTTCTTCACCAAATCATATACTTTTTTAATCATATTCTAACTATATTAATAAAATCTTTAGTGTACTTGAAATCATAATCTTTCTTTGCCTTTAATGCAATCGCTAGACTCATTATCCTGTCATCGTGACAACCTGCCATTGCCTCAAATTGCATCTTCCTTGACTTGCTAAACTTGCACAAGAACGTTCCAAATTGACTGTATAACTCAGTGTCATTCTCGTTGAAATAAACCTTGTTTTGGGCAATCTTCAACGCCAAATCTGATATAATCTCTTCCTTGCTTGCATTGGTCGTTAACCACTCCTTTAACTTGTTGGTGTTGCCAACCAATTTCTGAATCTCATTGAACATTGGTGCTCCCAGTCCATTGATTTCAATGTAAGCCATCTGAAGATTGATGCTGTCATTTATGATGTCGGCAATCCTTTGATACTTCATATCAAGTGTGCCCTTCACCTTTATCTGCTCAACCTCGTTCCTCTCATTAATCTTGGTAACAATCGTTTCATCTTGACCATTTCCAGATAAATCAATTCCAACCCATGTTTTTTCATACTTGTAAGGATATTTCTTGAATTGCTTTTCAAACCCTTCAAAGAAAGTAAGTGCTGAATCTAGGAAAACACATTCATATTCCTGAGCGAAAATTTTCTCTGGCGTTCCTTGTTTTTGGTCATTGATATATTCCTCGCTTGCAAGCGAATCATCATATATTGTCCTTTTCATGCAAGCATAGCCTTCCTTTCCTTCCAATGCCCTATTGTAGAATTGATAAAAGAAACCCCTTTTTCCAGCAGGCGTTGAAATCATTATAATCTTCTTGCATGCAACCTTTGTAATTGGTTGAATAACATTATACCAAATATCTTCACCATTGGGCAATATATCAGGAAAGTAGGCCGCCTCATCAATAATTAGAATACCAGAAACAGTGTTACCACGAATTGCAGTTGGTGATTCACCACTGAAAAATTGCAATACACTTCCATATACTGATTCAATCCTTAACTTTGTTGAATTCTTCCTTTTAATCAAACCAGTTGAATCAAGATACTTTATCAAGTTGTTAAATACAACTGCACCATGAGCAAATGATGGAGTTATATAGGCTGAAAAAGTGTTTGGATTGCACAACGCTTCAATACATGCAATTTCTGCAAATACCGATTTTCCTGACTGTCGGCTCCAGACAAGAATCATATACTTGATGCTGTCATCATGCAATAACTTGTAGGCTTGTTTCTGACCTTCTGTTTTTTTAATATTAAACTCAACTTTCATTTTCTCCAGCAAAACCAAAATTTACAACAACCTTCCCATCATCACTACCATTAATCTGAATGGCCGTCTGAGGTGTATCACGCTGTGCCCCAACCAATTTTATCATCGTTCCCAAAGCACCAATTGCACTGTACCTATCACCTGCCTGCATTGCATCATTATAAACCGCCAATAACTTGCCATATAAATCAGCCCTCAAATCCTTCATATCAGCCTCCAATTCATAATGCAACCTATCCATTGCAGCAGCCAAATATTCACATGCCGTCCTTTCCTTAATTGGTCTGAGCATTCCATCATATTCACCCTTTTGCAATTTTAACAACACCTCGCTTCGTGCAACACCTTTGCAAAGGTCACAATATATCTGGTCAATAACATGGTCAACCCTTAACCATCTTTGCCTTATATATGGCCTCATTCCATTCTTTGCCGCTTTCTTTCTTTCATCCCAACTTGGTAATGAATGACTTTTTGCAAAATTGCTCATTATTTCTTCTTTTTGTTCATTTTCAGTTCAAACTCCAACTGAGCCTGCTCTGCATTATTTTTAGCCTGAATATATTGAATATAACTGAAACAATCCTGAACATTCTCGCCCAGTACCTTTTCCATATTCAGATAACTATCACCCGCCAACGTTGCAACAATGTGATACCAGTTGAAATCCTTTAGGAATTTTTGATAAGTTCCTGAAATTGGCCTGCTGCTTGCTCCACCTTCGAAAAGTCCTCTGAAAGCCTCTTGGAAATCTCTTTTTTTTTGTAAAATGTATAAATAAAAGGCAAAACATCTCCTGCATTCATCCTACCAATCTTAGGAATCAAATCACCATAATTGCCATCATAATTATAACTTCCATCATCATTCATTGGCAATAATAAACATGCCAATAATTCAATGAATTGATTCTCACTATCCTGCTTCATTATAATATCAGCATCAATAAATTGCCTCAATGACATTTCATTTGGAGAGGGCATGAAATACTTCTTTCCATCAATATTTATATAAAATTGCTTGGAATCCAAATATTGCTTTATCTCATATATAAACTTAACCCTATCCCTCAATAAATTGAATACCTCAACCGGACACTTTGAAACAAAATCATCATCCTCACCCAATAACCTTGATATAATCTTTGATTCATTCCTCAACGTTATAATGGAAACATCAAGGTCATCAGCCTTATCAGGTGCATCCTCCAACTTGTAAAAACACTTGCAATATAATTTCATATCAACATCATCCCATGACGTTGGCAATTTATACTGCTTTCCATTAATCTTTATCTTCTCCATCATTCTTTGACTGTTTTGCCTTCTTTGCTGCCCTTGCCTTCTCCAACTTCTCCTTAACACCCATCTTTGAGCCATTTTCAACCTCACCAGACGCTTTGTTTTCCTCTTCCTTGATATTGTCCACAACAACCAATTCATCAACGTTTATACCCCTATTTAACAACGTTAAACGACCATAGTAAGAATAGTTCTGAATGCCATTATATAACTTGGTTGCCTGGCAAGGTCTGCAACCAGATGCCTTGATATTTGTTGATTTGATGTCATTGTACATTTCAACCAACCTGTCAATTGAAAAGTTCCTTCTGTTATTTCCAATCTCCTTTAAATACTCATCAGCCTTTAAAACCTTCTCCGCTGTATATCCATTAACCGGTGCAACACTTATCCTGTTGCCATTCTTATCCTTTATTAATCCCATATAATATTGAATTTTAATTTATTATAAAGATATTAAAAACCATCCTTGAAAATTATATAACTTGTTAAACCTGTAAATATCAATCCCCATGCAAGAAATAATGGCGTCCAGATATAAGCAAGATTAACCATCAAAAACATATTCAACCAAAAATTGCTGCATAACCAACAAGAATATGGCTTCCTATTGAACATATCAATGACTGATAATCTAAACATTGGATGATGAGTTGATAAATAACTCAACATGTAACTGAATAACGTTACAATAATCAATACATAAAATTGAATTAAACTTGGAATAATACTAGTCATCATCTTTCATCAATTTATTCTTCATTTCAATTATTTCAGCATTGTTCTTCACAAACTTCTTAACCTTCTGAATCGTTGTTGTTATATACTTCAAATCAATATCTGTCAATTCAGCCAACTTCTTATAACTTATACCGTTCTTATTCGATTTCAGTATAAAGTATATTAAAAATATATCAACTTCGACTGGTAAAAACTGCTCATTCAACTTTTCCTCAATAAACCCCAATAACTCACTCATCTTGGAATACTTCTCATCATTCTTCCTTTCATCATCATCATTTACAAGTAATTGCCTGTATATATTCAAATCCTCTTGTTTCTCCCTCTTCTCCAAACCATTGAATATATTGGTGAAAAAATCCCTATTCGATGATGCAATCCTCTTCCTTTTCTTGTTCTGCTCTGCAATGAATTCCCTCTTTGCTGCCATGAAAAACAAGTTCTTGAAAGAATCAACCTTTACACCCTTGTTCATTATATATTCAGCTATCCTAACAATGGTGCTGCAAGTAACATCATCAAATAAATCCTCATCCATCGTTATATTCTTCTTTAATGCCCTCTTCAATTCATTCTCATTCTCAACAATGAACTTGAAAAAATCATTCTTGTGCTTCTCTTTATCAAACATTCCTATAATAATCAATCTGTTTTCGTGCAATATCCTCATTCATATTACCTAGTATATTCCCAATCTCTTTATCATCATTGAAAAAAATAGTAACCGGAATTGCTGTTATTTTATACCTATCCTTCATTTCCTTATCAATATCAACATTGATAACTTGATATTCAATGCCCTCTTCAACCATTAATCTTTCAAATACAGGCTTCCATTTTAAACAAGAACCACATGTATCATTACCAAATAATATTGCTTTCATATATATAAATATTATAATGCTCTAATAAAATATAATATTTGACCAAATAAAATAAACCTTTCTTATCTAATTGATTGCAAATCATTACCTTTGAAAATAAAAAAAAGGCTAACAACTCGCCAATTGTTAGCCAAAATCATGTCCGGTAGCTGAAATTCCCAAAAGCAACGACGGTGCATGTATATCTATTCAAACCATTTGAAACTATTCAAACGATTCATCCATCCACGAAGAAACACCTGTTGAGAAGGATTCTTCTTAACAATTGCTTCGAAATGTGTTTTTCTCCTATTCCAAATCTTATAAAACAATTCCTTCTGTGTCTTATAACCATTGATTGCTGCTAGCGTTTTTGGTCCTACTATTCCATCAGCAGCAACACCTAATATTCTTTGAATATACTTGATACCATAAACGCCGGATGCCCATAAAAAATCCACACAGATATTTGCTATTGCTTGACTATTTATTTCATCCGCTTTCCATTTATCCCAATAACCTGTTTTAAATATATAGTTCCATTCATCTTCAGTCATTTTCTTCAAATCTTCACAGGTCTTGTTCTTACCAAAATGATATTGATATGTTCCAATTGTAATGCCACTGTTTGTACAACCTCCTTTATCTAGTGGATGATTTGACCATCCGCCCTCTAATCTTTTAATTATTGGTATTAATCTAGTGTAATCTGCCATCTTAATTGATTTTTTGTAAGTAATATCCTTTAACATTTGACCTCCATATAATTGTGCCTTGAAACTGGTTATCAAAATAAAAGCCATAACCATCCGGAGCAACATATTGATTATCATATGGATTCTTGTATTTTATCATTTCCTCGTTCATAGCCTTCAAATTTCCTTTCTTGTTCAATGTCTTCCATTCGCTTTAGTTTCTTTTCAATTTTCGTTTCAAACTCCATCATTGAATTCTTTACAAAGCCTGTTATACCAAATAGTGCCAAACCTGTCGCCAATAGAGTTGCACCAGCTGAAACAACGTCAAAACCAATGGATAACGTTATTAAAAATGAGATAAAATACAGGGCAATGGCTGCTACAATTAAGGCTGTGCCATTGATTAACTGCATCTTCTCCCTTATTGATATATTTTTCCAAGATTCTTTTTCCATTTCTTTTTTCATAAAGACAAAATTTGAAAAAGAATTGAATTTAAAATGGAATCAAAAGCGACACCAATATATTTAATGATATATAACTATCTGATATAGAGGAAGATAAAGAAAAAGGGGAAACTCTGTTTCTGAGAGTATACCGATATTTGTATATATCTTGAAACGCCTATATACAAAGGGTTTTAACATTTTTTATAATTTAATTTAAGTAGACTTTTGAAATAATTTAGTAACTTTGCCGCGACTTTTAAATAGATTATTTTTTTTATAATTTTGTTTTTATTATGACCAAATTATCTAGAGCGAGTGTAAGGCTTGTATTGAAGAGGAACAGGTGTAATTCTTTGGGTGAGAATCCTGTTTACATTGTTGTTCAGTGGTATGGTCGTTGTGAGAAGACGACTGGTGTATTTGTTCATTCTCGTCATTGGAATGTTGAGAGGGAGGAGGTTAAGAAGTCTTGTTCTAATTATATTATTTTGAACAAGATGTTGTGTGATATTAAGAACCGTGTGATTGAGAAGAGGAACAGGTATGAGATAGATGGTACTGTATATACCTCTTCTATGTTATTGGAGAATTATTTGGTTGATTTATCTGGTAGTTCAAATGTATTTATTGATATAATGAATTGTTTGATGTCTGACAGGCGTTTAAAGTTCAAGACTTGTCAGAAGTACAGGTATTGTTATAAGAAGTTGCAGGAGCATTTTGGCAGGGATAATTTTATTATAAATGAGTTGAACATTGGTGTTATCAAGGATTTTTTATCTAGCAATTTATGTAGTGGTTTAAAGGATAGTGTGAAGAGGGATTTATGTAGTTGTATATCTTCTGTATTTCATTATGCAATTGATAAGGGTATAAATGTTGAATATCCTTTTAAGGATTTCAAGTTTTGTTCTAAATATAAGCAGGGTAACAGGGTATATTGTATTGACCTTATTAATATAAGGAAGTTAAAGAAGTATTGGATTGACCTTTGTATTAAGGGTGATTTAAATGGTTTATGGAGTTACAAGGATGGTATTGAGGGCAGGTTATTGAAGAGGTCATCGAAGGAGTTTTGCATTTTATTTTTTCTTGCTCAGTTTTACATGAATGGTAGTAGTCCGGTTGATGTTGCTTTATTGAAGGTTGAGAATTGCAAGAGGATTCAGATAAATGGTGAAGAATATTGGGCGTTAGATTTTAAGAGGAAGAAGACCAATTCCCCGGTTCATGTTCGTTTGAAGAGGGATGGTTTTTGCATTGCAATGTTGGAGCATTTTATGGGTTATTCTTCCAATGGTTTTGTTTATCCTGTTATAACGAATTCCAAGGCTGATGACAGAGGTTTGCAGAAGCAGGTGAACAAGTTTACTGAGGTTGCAGTTAAGAGGGTTAGAGAGGCTTTTATGGCTATTAATGAGGCAACCATTAGCAGCAATATTGAGAATGGTTTGGAAGAGCCTTTGGTTGATATTGATGAAGTAACTATGAATGTTGCTCGTCACAGTTTTGCAAGTGCTTATTTAAATTCTCCTGGTGCAAGTGTTCGTGGTGTTGCAAGTTTATTAAGTCGTTCACCGAATTCAATTAGTGTTTATGTTCATGCTTTGAAGAATGACAAAGACATTGCTGATGCTGTATCTTTCATTGATGATTGAGTAAGAAGAAATCCCTCGCTTTTTTATGGCGAGGGATTTTCATTGATAAAGAATTTTTTTAAAAATGAAAAGTGATATATATATAAATAGACAATTACCATTATTTATTTAATTGATAGTATTCAATTTCTTCTTTTGACCATTTTTTATAATGTCCATCCTCATCTTTTTCATATACAAGTCCATTATACCAATATAATCCTATTCTGTGTTCCCATTCCCATTGTTTTGTGCCTGGGTTGAATATTCTGTTATTTGGTAGCCATTCTATTTGTTGTGGCTGATTTAGGTCGTGGATGATGATTAAATCACCATTATCAAAGATTGAGACAAATAGTTCCTTTTCGTTGAGTGTGAATCCGCTTGACATTATCTTTGAGAAGTAGTCAAGTTTACCAGTGTCTAAGAATATTGTATCAAAGTGTTCGATAAAGTTTTTGAAGTTTCCATATTTATCTCCTGTTCGTTGTTTGATTTCTATATGGACTTTTCTTCCTTTTTTATCAAGGGCTGTTGCATCAATCTTTGAACCCTTATTATTGTACTGTAAGTTTGTAAACCATTTAAGGTCATTGTTAAATTCTGTGATGATTTTTTCATCTTGCTCTTCAAGAGCATCAAAGTAATTTTCATTTGAATTCATTATATTATATATTTATAAAAAATTATTTTTAGCAAATACAAATCGGCATCTAAATAATAACTGCTTCTAATATAAATATAATGAATTATTAAAAAGTGTAAATATTTAAAAATTATTTTTTCATTATTGAAATTCCTATTCCTATTATTATTCCAAAGTTTTTATTTATTGGGTCATATCCTGTTGTTATTGTTGGGATGATGACTGGTTTTATTTTCTTTGGTAATTGTTTATAGATGGTTTGTTGTTCAATGATATATTTATTTTTTAGCTTAAATTTAATGCTATCTAGGATTGGGTAATTTTCATTTTGATAGCCTCTGCCTGTTAGGAATGCATGATAAATAATGGTATCTTGTTCGTTGTCTGTTACTGTATCTTGATATTCTGTTTTATTTAGATTAACTAGTAGTGTTTGAATTGTGTCTTTTTGTATGATTTTGAATGTATCTGTTTTGACTATTGTTTTTTCGATTATAATGGGTATAGAATCGTTTAAAATCTTTTCTTGGTATAATGTATCGTGTTGAACAATTGTGTCCGCTGGTAAGGCTTTATATTCGTTTATTATTTGCTTTTGTTTTGCTATTGTTATTGACAGATAGATTGTTATTCCCATCAATGCAATCAACAGAATGTTATAAAACTTTTTCATCTTTTTTTTTAAAATAAAGAAGGTGGGTAACAAGTGATATAGAGAATCCCACCTTTCTTTATTTTTCACATGGGCTTGACTGAGGTTTTACCGGTGTTACCTCACCCTTCCCAAGAAACTTGATTCTTAAATCAAGTTGTTATTTAAAACGGTTTTAATTGCAGTTTATTATTCCCACCAACTGCAAAGGGTATATTTTAACTAGTCAAAGAAACAGCATTTGAATTGCTTTGGTGGGCTATATTCAATAGCCTTCCAAATTGTTTCTGGTTGAGCATTAAGTTGTTTTTTGAACTCCTTTCTTTCTTTGGCTTTCATTTTGACTTTTCCCATGATTTTCTTAATTTATTTACTAGTCCATCCCACTTTGACCAATTTATTTTTCCTTCTCCTCTCTTTTCAGCCTCTTTCAATTCTTCTCTGGTTTGGTATAGGTCTTCTTCAAATAGTTCTTGGGTCATTGTTTTTGAGAACTCATTTTTTCATTAACAGTGCAAATATACAAAAAAAATGTTAAAAACAAAAATAAAATGATAATTTTTTTAAAAATTTTTTTGATAACTATTTATATAGTTATGATAATGTGTTTTCAACTGAACACATTTTCTCCTTTACATCCCTCAAGCATCATTTTATCTTCTGATATATTATACTATATAGAATAAAATATTAATTATTTAATTTTTATAAAATATAAAATAAAATAAATAATATATATAAAATGTTGTTTGAGTAGTTTAACGTTACAAGCGTTAACTGCTAGGTGTGTTATGCCATCCCTCACACATCGGTTCAGAATTTCCTTATCATCGGTCATCTGATTTATCATAACACCAAATTATCTTAAAGTTTACAAATCATCTTTTAAAGATGCTTGAGGTCAGCAATTCGACAGTTAGCGGTCGTTGATGCCACATGGCTTTAAGGTTTGGTTGACCTAACCAAGATTTTTAATAAAATCTTCAAAAATAAAAACTTTTAACACCTTGTAAATGTTGCTGAAATAGATGTTTTTAATAACTATCAAGGATTTATCCAGCTTATTGAATACCTTTGTATGTCTTTAACTAAATATTACAATAAATTGAAAAATTGTAAATATATATACAAATATATAAAAAATATTTTAAAAAAACAAAAAAAAAGAGAGTTTATTTCAACTCTCCTTTTCAATAAATCTTTTTTTAGTTAATCATCAATGTTCATAGCTAATTCTTTCACACGCCATAGTTTGTATAAAACTTCAGGATTGAAGTCATCACTCTGAAGATTCACAATTGACATTTCCTCATCGACCATTGCATTCAATTCTTCTAGGAATTCTTTCTTTGTCATTTTTTTAAAAATTTTAGTTAATAAATTGTTTGTTATCACCAGTGATATTGCAAATATGGTAAAAAAATAATTAATTTAGAAATATTTATTGTTAAATTTGGTTAATTCAAAAATATTTTGTATATTTGTAGAAAATTAAAAAATATGGGCAGATATTTACCAATACCATTTAATAAACTTTATTTAGCTTGTTCAAATGGGAAAATATATAATAAACATGGAAAAGAAATTGGAGGAAAACATAGTACTGGATACAGAATTGTTTTTATTAAAAATAGAGAAACCAATAAATTCAAAAGTTACTATGTTCATAGGCTTATTTGGATTACTTTCAATGGAGAAATGCCAAAAGGCTATGAGATTGACCACATTAATTGTATAAGGGATGATAACAGACTTGAAAATTTAAGATTGGTAACACATAAGAAAAATTGCAATAATCCTAAGACATTGGAAAATTACTCAATGGCAAATAAAGGCACACATCACACTGAAGAAACTAAGAAGAAAATGAGTGAAGCACATAAAGGCTGCAAACACGCTGAAGAAACAAAGCAAAAAATGTCTGAAGCAAGAAAAATACCTGTATATCAATATACTTTGGATGGAAAACTTCTTAGAGTGTGGTCATCTGCAAAAGATGCAGCAGAAGAATTAGGAATTAATGGAAGCAATATTTCTTCTTGTTGCAAAGGTAGGCACAAATCAGCAGGTGGTTATATATGGAGTTACACCCAATTATAATTTAAAAAAAGTTTAACAAAATAATTTTAAAGAAATGTATAAAACAAGTACAATGCTTTTTATGAGGCTACTCAAAGCCTTAAAAAAATCAGCAGAAGCAGGTTTGCACAATGCACAAAACGTTGCTATTGATAAGTTCAGTGTTGATGAGTTTAATGAACGAATGGATGTGTTCAGGACTGCTGTGGTTAATCTACAACGATTTTATAGAGGTAATGTTGATGATGTGAATATTGAAAAAATTAAAAGATTGCTGGAATCAGAAACACATGAGGAAGAACTAGATGGACAAATAAAGGTAATGCTTGATTATGGGTATACAGTAAAACTTCAAGATTTTACAGAAGAAGAAAGGAGAAAATTTTCTGGAAGAAAATACTTTTTGCAACTTTACAATGCTTATCATCCTAGTGATGAACTTCTTAATGAACTTGTTGAAATATTTAAAGGCTTAAAAAAACTAGAGTAATATATATTTCATAAATTTGTTTCGATTTAAGCGTTAAGGAAACAAGAAATAAGAGCATTTTGCAACGTTGATGGATAGTTATAAGGTTTTTGAAAAATAACGTCTAATTTTTGAAAATATGATTGAACTTAGGAAAGAATTTATGACAAAGAAGTATAATATGCTTCATCAGCAATTATACAAGGACAGTGAGTTGGTAATTTATGGTATTTCTCAGCCATCTGTTGATGACCCTTCTGAAATTGTAAAATGGTATGAGGTGTTTGAATATAGAGTTATGCCTCCAGACCAATACCATAATGATTCTTATGAATTATATCCAAAAGCGGATGAATATTTTGGCAAATGGGCGTGGAGTTGTACAAATGATGCCTCAGTAATGAAAGTTTTGAAAAAACATTTCCCAAATCATCCAATGACAAAGGGGTATATTGATATACCTTGATTTGCTTCGATTTGAGCGTTAAGGAAACAAGAAATTAGCCACTTTCTACCCTTGGATGAAGAATTCACCATCAGCACAATTTTTTTGCTTTATTTTTTGTATTGTGTATTGTTGAAGTTTTTTTTTTTCGTTTTGTTTGTATGTTGTTAAAAAAAAATAACTGGAGATTTTGTTCTCCAGTTATTTAATTAAAACTTTTTTATCCATATATCTTGATTGCATCCACAATCACAATCATTTTTCTTTTCTGGAAAATAAACCAAATTATGATAGGTATTTTCTGCATTTCCATCAGTTGGTAAATACTGCTCACAATGGCAAGGATTTAACGGCCTCCATAATGGGTACAAATCCCTACAATTGCACAAATACTTGATAAGTAAAACCTCTGCCATTTCAGCCCTATTCTTAATGTCTAGTATAAATTCGCCTAGTTCACGCTCAGATATTGTTTCCGAATTTTCGCTGTGTTCCCTAGTAACGGATTTCTCTGTAACGCTATATGTTAATGACCTCAACGCCAAATATTCAGAATATAGGCTTAACACCGGGGCAATTTTAAGTATTAGAGCCTTGTTAGGTTCAGTTAGTGAATCATTTTCTATTTGTTCTTGCAACTCTGATAACAATGCTCTTCCAAGTATATCCTCAATGTAAAATCCTTGGGCTAATATTGTGAATGGATAAATTTTATCCACAGATAAATTCTTTGAAACACCGCCATATAATTTCAGCAATTCTTCACTGATAATCACAATTTCACCTAGTTTCTTATTGTTCGTTGCCATCTTCATTTATCTGTTTATCTTCATTATTTTCATCAACGTTGTTACCCTCCTTTTCAACATTATCATTATTATGTGATTGGCCTTCAAATTCCTGTCTTAAATCAAAATCAATAATGTTCATACAACGTGAATGGCCGTTCATTTCTAGGAGTTTGTTGAAACAATTCATCAAGAATTTCCTTTCATCTGCAACAACGGTTAACTTGTATTGGGTATAAGCAGCAATTAACTCGTCTGATTTGCTTGAAAAACCTGTTGATGTTCCAATACCTGCAAGCACTGGTGACGTTAATCTGTTGGCTGAAACAATGGCAGTCTTGATGATGTCAACAACGCTGTTATACAAATCGGCATTAACTGATTCAATTGCATTTATCTCTGGCACCACACCATTTTCACCAAATAACAATAATATATTTCCAGCATTCTCAGCACCACCAAAGCTTTGTACAAGGTTTTCATATAATTCTTGTTTCTTTTCTTCTGTTGGCTCTGTTGGGAATCTCAATGCAAGATTGGCTGAAAAGTTGTTCTTGATGTAGTTCAAATAATACTGGGACAGAGCACCATCTGCTGCAATGTAGTTGGCTGCTGCCATGAATTCAGGAATGGAGTAATAATAATTATCTGGTTGATATTCCTTGAAATATAACAGATATGCTTGTCCTTTTTTTGGTGTTTCGCTGCCAAACATTGGTATTTCAACAATGTTTTTGTTTCTTTGTGCTTTTGCCCAGTCGGTGCAAAGATAGGCGTTTTCAATGATGTTTTTATCATTGTATTGTCCTAATCTAACTTGGTCAACTGGTTGATGGTAGAATGAAAATCTCGTTCCAGATTCATTTAAAATAACTTGGAATGAAACGGCCTTGAAATATACCCAATCTGTACAAGTCTTATCTAATAGTTCTTGCCACGTTTCGAACATGTTTGGTGTGTAGATATTTTCCTCTGTTTTTTCAATTCCTGCTCCTAGGATATAGGTTTTCTTTGATTCAAGAATTGCTTTTTGCAATGGGCTTGAATTAACTAGATTCAATATGAATTTCGGGTATAGGTTATCATACCCAAAACGAATATAACCATTCCTAGTTGTTTTCTCAATATATGGTTGAGTAATTGAATAATCTCTAAATGCTATCTTTTCCATTAGTATATATTTTTTATAAAGATATTATTTATGGAATGGCTTGAATCTTTGCAGAATAAGTGCTCCAACCACTTGCAGATTTATAACTATTTACTGCATCTGCCGGTACATATATTGTAAAGTTTTGGTTAACAGCATATAAATCATCCAATGCATTTGCATATATTCCACTTGTTGGTAATGTTGGTGGAGTTGTTGCATGTATTGTAATATTGGTCATTGCTGTATTTCCGGAGAATGCACAATAGCCTATTTCAGTAACGGTTGACGGTAATTCAATCACCTGCAATCTTGTGCTTCCACTGAAACAGAATTCATCAATTTTGCTAAACCCACCATTAAATGACCATTTAAGAACATTTTGAGAAGTAAACAATGATTGGTTGCCACAACAACCCAGATATGTTATTCCTTCAATCAATCTGAAAGTACACTTATTTTGACCATTATTTGGCATTGGATAAACTTGATTTTGGTCTGCTGCTGGTGTTATAATCGTTCCATTTGGTCTTCTGATTATTGCAATTTGTGAAGAAGAGCCAATATCAATGTTTTGTCCGGCTGATGATGTCCAATATATAGCAGTTCCTTCAAGTGTCATTGCAGTGCAACATTCTGAATAACTATCTACCAATCCACTTATCTGACCATTGATGTAATTTATAAGATTGTCAATTTCTGTCTTATTATAATAGTTATTGAAAACCGTTGAAGATGATGTTATATATCCAGCATCATTGTTGAACGCTGAAACATCAGTTGGTACTGTTGGAATATCTTGAAGTGTTGCATAGTTTGACAGGTCGACGCCTGTAATATATCCCTTGCTTTCAACCCATTGTTCAGTAGCATATCCTGTTAAACCAGATGCATCCAATTTGCTATTTAAAGCCTCTGTAATCACTTTATTTTCTACCGGGTTGGTACTTATAAGGCTCAACTCAGAATCGACCGTTATGGACGTTCCAGAGCCTCCAGAAATAACGATGTTTCCTTGACCAATTAATGATTCCCCATTGATGGTTTTTAACTCGTTAATGTAGCCTTTGTTTTCAACCCATTGCTCTGTTGCATAACCATTCAAAGCATTACCAGACAAATAATCACCCTTTGGTTGGAATCTTTCATCTGATTCTGCCTTTGTATAGGCATCTGTTGTTCCACTGCCTCCTGTTACAGTGCAACTAATTACATTTCCTGATATTTCAATTCCTGTTCCTGCTGATAATTTATCTTGTTTATTACCCAGTAAATCATCAACTTCATCCTTGGTGTAATAATCTTCAAGGATGGTTTCAAGTTCGTCATCTGTCACATAGTCACCAATAGGTTGATAAAGTGTATCACCACTTTCCTTTGTTAGATAATCACCAATTGGCTGATAAAGTTCTGCTGCCTCTCTTTTCTTCAAATATGACGTTAAATCAATTTCTCCACCAGCTGTATTTGATGGGAAAATCCTATTGAGAATTTCAGTGATTTCTTCAACGTCTGAATATTCACCATCAATGCCCAATTCCTCGTCAATGATGTACAATGGCAATTCCATTGATATAATGCAATTCTTGTATAGCCAATCATGGTATGCAAAGAACTTTATATTATTATTCTTCAATAAATATGTCAAACCACCTCTAGGAAAAGCGTCAACTCTTTCCCACGAATCATTCCCAATATAATTTGAATAAAGGATTACAGAATCCTCTAGAATTACAATTTTTGATTTCATTATTGATTATATTTATTATAAAGAAAAAGGATGGAAAAAACCATCCTTTTAATTATTTATTCCTGTAATATTCTAACTTTTCTCGTTCAAATACCTTTCTATTGATTGTTGAAATGCCATCCAAGCCATAAACACTAATAGTTAATGGAATGTGCTTATAACTTACATTTTTATCAATGATTGATTCCCTTAGAAACTTCCAATCACCTAGCAAGCCACAATCCTCACAATACTTGTTTTCCTTCATCAATTTTGCTGAAATGAACGTTGATTGATGTGGTAATGCCGTTCTTCTGAAAAATGCCTCATCAAGTTTATCTGGATATGTTGATAATCGTTTTCTTTCTTTTTCAAGAAAATACTCATTGCCATATACAATGCTTGTTCCATCTAGTTCCTTATAGATATTTCTAATAATATCATTGTCGTGTAAGTAATCCCCACTATTCATAAACAAACAATATCCTTCATTTGGCGCTGCATCAATGCCCTTGTTCATTGCATTAAAAATTCCGCCATCCTTTTCACTCACCCAGTAATAAAAATACTCTTTGTAGTTTTCAATAACATCAAGACTTCCATCTGTTGAGCCACCATCAATGATTATATAGTTTATCTTATCCAGAAATGTTTGCTTGATAACGCTTTTAATGGTTTTCTTTAATCCTTCTGCATTATTAAGGTTGATTGTTATTATATTAATCATAGATTTGATATATCAATTGAATTATTCACGTTATTTTTATACTCATTTCTCATCTTTTCATCTGCATCTAGGTATTCAATGGACATTCCATATTTCTTATTCGTTTCTGACAGTCTTTTTGCCATTAGTTTTCTCCTATTAACAAAATAATCTTCTCCCAATCCCTTGTTAACGTGAAACGCTATTATCTTATCAGATTTGTATAATTTCAAGTAAGGCTTTATATTGTACAATATATGGTTTCCTACACTGAATTGCAGCGAATCAATGGTGTTTGGATTAAAAAGCATGAACTTTCCCAAATCAGAGTATTGAGGCATATGATTGATATATTGTTTATAACCTCTTTTTACCAGTTGATGAAGGTATTTTTCTTCACTGAATGTTGGAAAAGAATCACCACAGAATGCATACCATTTTGTTCCAAGCATATTATAACCATTATCCTTCATATATTGAAGTTCTGAAACAAAATCATTTGACCAAAGTATTTCGTCAAAGTCTGCTAGAACAACCCAATCTGCTTTTCCTTTTGCTTCCTTCCAACAATTGTTTTTGATGGTTGCATGAATAACATCATTCATTCCATCTGTCTGGAATAATCTAACTTCTATCCAAGGCTTTTGTTTTAAAATGTCAATGGTTGAATCTGTTGAATAATTATCCCATATGTAAACATACAAATCAACTCCATCATCTATGAGTTTCTGCCAATATTGCAGAATGAAAGGTGCAATATCCTCTTCATTCCAAGTTAACGTGTACCAATGTATTTTCATATTCTTTTTATATAAATATTAGTAAAATGGAATAAATAATAAATCCCATCAACTTTTTTGTTAATGGGATTTTATATTTTTTATGGTGTTACAATATGATAACTAGGTGTATATTCTGTTGTATTATTATAAGTTACCCCAAGCACACTATCATACATTGAAATCTCTTGTGCACCAACAACACCATCATTTTTAATAAACTTCAAATCATTTACAAGTTCATCATTTGCATTATACACTTTAATTCCGCTTAAATGAGCAGTTGTTGATGGACTACTAATTCTGATATTAATATCATACAGACCATTATACCAGTTTTTTGCTCCACCTGTGTTTGTTGAAGCAGTTACAATTGCAGCACCTGTTTCTTCAAGTTCCACTCTAACAGTTCCATAGGTAATTATGGTGTTCATTATCTGCCCATTTTCATAATTGCTTAACGTTCTACTCTTCGTTATTCTATAAGAATAATCTCCGGTGTAAACATCAGGACTTGACGTTGATAAAGGGTCATGCAAATCAAGATAAAAACCATTGTTGTAATATACAAAATCAATTGGTGAATGGTGTGGGTCATTGCTCATTATTGATGCATTGACGGAAAAACTACCACTTAAATATGTGTTTATTACCATTTTATAGCCTTCTCCCCAGTAAAAACCAACATTATAAATAGCGTTTTGGTCCCTAATGCTAGGTGGGTCAAGCCATATTGTGCCTGTTGGCGTTGGAGGTGTTGGCGAATCACCTGTTGTTATCTTTTGGTATACAACATTGCCATTAGTACCACCAATTTCTGTTGCCTCACCTCCTACTGTAAATGGTGTTGATACTGCACTGCCATACATTACTCCTGTAATGGTTTCAAACATTCCTGCAACACCATCTTTTATTGCAGGTACATAATTTCTAACAAGTGTATTGCCCTCATAAATCTTTACACTGTAGATTTTACCGTTATATGCTATAGAGCCAACTAGTGGTTGAATAGTTGTTCCGTTATATTCTAAGTTCAGGAATATACCTATTGGGCACATATTTCCATCAAAACTTGTTGATGATTGGTCTGAGAAACTTACAAGTTTAGTGTCATCAATATAACCTCCAGAACTATCAATTTTAACAATACCTCTGCTTAGGATAATAGAATCCCCCCTTGTTACTGCTGTTAAGCCTTTATAATCAAATCTCATGCCACCACTTCCAAAAATTGTTGACCCAGGGTATAACCACTTAAATCTATGACTGGCTTGGCCATTTATATTATGACAGCTGCCAAATGGATGGGCTTCTCCAGCAGAAACAGTCGAACTAGTTGCCTTTCTACCTTCAATATCAACCTCTGCCCATGTGTTGTCATTCACATAATAGTCTGTTATTATATAACTAGTGCCATTGCCTTGTACATATTCATATTGTGTATAAGATGGTTCAGGCCTAACACCATAATAAACCTTATTTATATAGGCATTGTCAAAGTTCCAATCATTTATTTGTGAATTATTTAAATAAATCATACCATTTAACATTTTTTAAACATTATCTACTACCGTCCAATTGATAGGAATGCCATTATCGCCTGTTGGCCAACCTGCCATATTTGCATCCTTAACAAATGTACCACTTGCTGCAACGCCACTTACCCAAGAAGCTGTACAATTATATGCAGATATGTTGGTTGCAAGACACTTTATATAATTTAATGATGTGCAATTATAAAACATACTATTATAACAATAACCTGCCAATGTTGTAGCAGGTAACTCAGGCGCCATTGTTAGACTTGTACAACCATTAAACATTCTATAATAACAGCCTTGTACCAATGTTGTAGCGGGTAACTGTGGTGCAGTTGTCAAACTTGTACAACCTTGGAACATCTGATAAAAACAATAATTTGCCAATGTTGTAGCAGGTAATTCAGGCGCTTCAGTTAATGATGTACAACCTTGGAACATCTGATAATAACATTGAGTTGCTAATATTGTAGCAGGTAAAGATAAATTCTCAGCATTAATTAATTTTGAACAATTATAAAATAATCTATAAAATGCATTGTTGTTTCCTGTCAAATCTGTTTCTCCAAT